TTTATTCTAATGGGAACATGATACTGTTTAGTTTTTTCTTCATTAATAACAGGATTAATAGGAAGGGGAGGATTAACATCAGTAAAATCAATTACTGCGTTATACATATAAGGCCCCTCAACTGTGGTTAAATTCATAGTGCTGTGAAATCAATTTCCCAATTTTTAATATGGTAATAATCTACTCCATCTTTTGTAGAGTATTTATAGTAACCTTGAATAGGGACCTCAGTTTGTTCAAAGAAATATTCCCATAAATGTGCTAATTTATTATCCAATGGGATTTCCAATTTATACATTTTTTTAGAATCATCTTTTAACCAATATTCAGTAAACTTACTTGTTCTCTTTTTTACAATCAATTTAGTTAAAGGATTAAGCCTTACTGTTTTTGAAAAATTATCAGTTGGTTCAAATTTTTTAGTTAATTCATTCATCATAACCATATCATCGAAACCAATATCATACTCATAAAATTCAGGCAAGCGATACACCAATGGCATCATTTCTTCCTTAAAGATTTTCCCATCACTATGAATAAATGAATTTAAATCTTTTCTAAAGGCTGATAACTTGTGATCCTTCAATGCAAAAACCATAAACTTTTTGCTATAATAGTCACGAATTTCTTTTGCACGTTCTCTATCACAAGGTTCAATATTTTCAAATAAAGTATTATCTGTTAATGATGATGGGCGAGGAATAATATGATTACCTGCTTTTCTTATCTTATGCCAAACAACACTTAATATTAGCAAATCTTCAGGGCTTTCAAATACTTCATATCTCTTAACCTGATTCATACGCATACTACTAAGCATTGACTCAAGTTTATCATGTGATGCATTTCCACCAAGTGTTAGATTACCCAATCCAATGCTAGACAATTGACCTTGACCATTTACTGATATTGAGGGGCTACCACTGATTGATAAACCCTGACCAGCAATAACAACATTAGGATGATTATGTCCGGTGATTTGCACAGTACCTCTTCCATTGTAACTCATATGATTATATCTTCCATTCCAGCAGTTCTTAATCTAACAATATGACCCATTTGCCATTGTTTGGCTTCAAGTCCCTTTAATATACCTAACCAACTATTTCTTAGTAATGCTACCTCATTAATCAATACTTCAAAATCAATGACTTCATCTTCACCATCAACATACTTTTCAGCATCACGGCTTGTCAATGCTCTATTATACGCTTCTAAATATTTTTGAAAATGTTTTCGGCGAATTTTCCGTAATTGAATGTTAAGGTAGTTTAGTACTGCCTCTATTTCTTGTAACTGATTGAAACGGTGTTCTGTGACACCCGGAATAGCGGCAATGTTTTTTTCAACATTTCCGCTAATCTTTACTTCGTTTTTTGCCGACGTTAACTCTGATTCATAGTGTGTTATGAAATCAGGTATGACACTTAAATCATACGTGATACGTGTGTACCAGTTCATTTAATCCCAATCGTTGTCGTTGTCGTTGTAATCGTCTTCTTCGTATTCGTCTTCATCGTACTCATCTTCTACAAAGTTTTCTTCTGCATATCCTTTTAATGCCTTAGTAATTATTTTATCACTAAATGCATCTTTGATATCATCAACTTCATAGTTGTTTTCCATTAGATAAGTAACCAATGCGTCAGCTGCCTCTGCACGGTCGTTTAAATCAATATGGTCGCATAGTACTTCCCATACTTCTGAAATTAAACTCAAACTCATTCTGTTTCCTCCTCAGGTGTTACAGTACTTATCTTTGAGTTTGTTTTTTGTGTGTACTCTGCCATAACTTTATCTAGGCAACCATCAGTATTTGCTTCCCATGCTTTGCGAAACTTTTTAATGATTTCACCATCAAGTGTAGTATAGACAAGACTGTTACCTTCTTTCTTAACAAGTTCAGCCTTCTCAATCATATCAAGCATGCCTGAGTAAGGACTCATACCTGTTTCATAAGGAATCTTAACTTGTACTGATTCAAAGGGTTTAGCGTAGCGTGTTTTCATAATCTTGCAACTTGCACGAATACCACGTACATCACTAATCTTGTTACCGTCTTCGTCTTCTTTAAGTTTAAGTTTCTTCATAGCAACTACAATACTACTTGCATAAACGAAACCTTGACCACCACTGATTTTATCATCAGGGTCAAACATGTCTTGACTTGCGTATGTGTGATTAGTAGCAACTAATCCTACATTGTGATTACCAAACATGTTAACACAATTACGAACAAGTGCTGTTAGTGCTTTAGGCTTACGACCCATGTCACCTTTCATATCACCTGCTTCAAATTGATTCACATCAGTTGGTGTCAATAGCATACCAAGACTGTCAATGATAAACAATACTTTAGGTTTATCTTCTGTTGGCAATACTTTATATGACTTCATGAATTCTGAAATAGTTTTACCTACATCATCAATCATAGCCATGTTTAGTTTCAATAATTTATCTTCACCTGTATCTACACCTAAAGCATGTAGCCAGGCTTCATCTAACGCATTCTCTGTGTCAATTAAGACAACAAAGATGCCTTGTTGTTGTGCGTGTCTAACAAGGTTCCCTGAGCAGATAAAACTTTTTCCTGCTCCTGATTCTCCGGCAAAGACAGTAACTTTACCAAGAGGGACGCCTTTATTAAAATCACCGCTAATGAGGTAGTTGAGAGCATAATTTCCTGTCGAGATCCAATCAGTTGGGTCATTAAACCCAATAGACAGACCATCAATACTTTTTGTTATATCCTTGCGGAATTTACTTACATCAAATGGCTTAGCCAAGTTATTCTCCTGTTATCTGTTTATTGTACCGTTTAATCGTATTCTATCAGTATATGCAATTTTATCAAGTAAATCGGGACATTGGTCTGCCATCATGTCTATTTCATAGTCATTGGGATAGTGTCGCAATGCGCCTCTAGCACGTTCACGGATAATGCCTGGTACCCTAGGTGTCTTACCTGGATCACATAATTCTTCCAATAGTTTTTTACCTTGCTTTAAGGAACGATATCTTTCGTCTGGTAATGTCATGGTTATTCTCCTAATAGGGGGAGATACCTCCCCCTAATACCTTATGCCGTTTTATTTTGTCTAGCACGGATCATTGCTAGAATGTCGTTTGCCTTATCGCTACTTGGATTAGCTTTTGGGACTACGATAGGAGAATTAGTTGAAACTTCATCAGGCTCATCTTCTGCTACGGGCGCTGTTGCGGGAGAGGATGCGTTTTGTGAATTTCCCTCTGTTTGTTTGTCCGCTGTTGAACCTGCAGATGCTTCTAAACCATATGGACGATAGTATTGACCCCAACGCTCTAAGTCGTAAGGTTGACCATCTACTGATGCCTCAAACATTTCTTTGATGATACGCAATTCTGCTTCACCGGGTTTCTTAGGCAAAAAGTCTGTTAAATTAAACAAACCATGAGCCTCGATTGCCGCGGCTTCTGCCTCTGTTAATGCACTTTCTTTACGTGCCCAGTTACTTGTAGAGTAATCTGCGTAACCACCTTTACTAGTTTTCTTAACGTTAAAGTCAAGACCACGTAGATAGTCTGTTGGCAATTCTTCCATTTCAGGATCCATTAAGCTGGACTTGATGATAGTGAAAATTTGTGGACTGATAATAAATCTACGAATTGGGTTAGTAGGAGTCTTGTCATCACCTAGTGGATTTTGACGAACAAAACCTTGGAATAGATAACTACGTTTCTTCCAATACTTGTTTGCCATTTCTTTCAATGTTTCGTCTTTATACCATGGACGAACTTCAGCTAAGATAGGACATGCATCACCATACATTTCCATGCATGGTACTTGTACATCAATTTTCTTAACGTTAGGATCACCCTTAACGCCATTGAATGCTAGTTTAATGATTTGACGTTCTACCCAAAAGAATGTGTTCTTTGAGTCCGCATCTGGCAAGAAACGAACAGTCGCTGTTGCGCCTTCGTCAATGTTCCAGTGGGGGTAGATAGAATTATCAGATTGGGTGTTAGAACCCTTTTGATTTTGCTTTGTGTCTTGCGCTTGAATACGGGCGCGGATTTCTGCTAAAGATGCCATAATATATTTCCTTATAAATTGAGATGGTCTCGTTTTTAATGTCGCTACTCCCTATGAGTAACTAACACAAGTGTAAGTTTAGCATGTTCTTACAGATGCGTCAATAGTATTTATGCCGGATATGGTAAACCTCACCTTTTAAGTGAGGTTTTGGGTGAATTACTTTCTGATAATTCTTAAGATCGCATCAAGGTCCTCTTGTCCCTCTTTCACATCTTTTTTGTGTGCTTTGTCCATTGCCTTGTTTAGTGCTTTTTCACCTTTCTTAACAACGTCTTTGGGCTTGGCTGCTTTAACGTAATGTTCTTTGCCACCTGATTCATCATCACTGATATTCCATCCAGGGGCACCTTTTTGACTCTTGTCCATTTCGTTGATTTTGCTTTCATTAGCACCAACTAGTTTACCGATATTGTTATTCTTAACTTTTTCGGTTGGGCCCAATTGTCCTACACGCTTTTGATTAGCATCTAGTTCTTCCGCTACACTTTGTTCTAATGCAGGTCCAACTTTAATACCCTTACTTGCCAACAAGTCTTTGATATGACCGGCTCTTTCGCTGGCCGCTTCATATTCTTGTTGTGTCTTGGCATTTTTTACAGCCATGACCGCTTGTTGATATTGTTGTTGCCATTCTTGTTTGCTTGGTGGTTTGATAGATGACCCGTCTGGATAGTCACTTTCGTCAACTTCTTCAAATGTTTGTACTTCACCTTCTTCTCCAATTCCTATTCTGCGTTTGATTTCACGCTTCATATAGTCATTGTCTTGTTTGTTAATCTTACCTGATTTGGTAACTCTAGGTGACATTTTTCGTTGTAATGGATCGATATCAAAACTGTGATTGTCTCTTGGGAAATGCATTTTGCCTGCACCAGCTTCAACTGTGTCAGCAATCTTATCTCCAAACTCTTGTCTTATTTGAGCAATTACTTCATCACTATCTGGGTACTCATCATTAAGACCATAATATGCTTCTGGGTCTACAGAGTCCTTATATTTGTCAATTAAATCATCTAATCTGGCACGTTGTGTGTCATCAAGACCTTCCGCTACTGCCTGAGGAACCATGTTGATAAAGTTTTCTTCTACTTCTTCATCTTCAGGAATGCCAACTGGATTGTTACTTTGCATTCCATCATCTTCTTCTAAATCTTGGTCTAGACTTTCAGCCCACTCTGCTAATTGGTTTAGTTCTCTATCAATTTTTGTCTCTGCTACTTTTTTGTGTAGTCTTGATAGTATAGGCATTACGCTTTCAATTCTTGGATCAACGGTTTCTTGTACAAACAACTCATTGATATTTTCACCTTCACTATCATCTTCCATTAATGGAGGAGTCCAGCTTTCAAAGTATGCGTTATAACCACGATGACCTGTCATTTTACTTAATGATTCACGTAATGTGTAGTAATGTTGTATACCACTTTCAACTAACTGTTGTGCTGATTCATTAAACTGTTGACCACGTGTAGCACGTACAAATCCTGCCATTTTTTGATATTCTTCGCATAAACTGCCAATATGATTCCAACGCTCATCATGTGGTTTACCACCTTCAGCAATATGTCGTGCATATACACGTGCAATGCCTGGTTTTAATGTTGGTGCTAAGAAACGTTCACCATCTTGATTCTCTAAAAAGATTTTAGCGATATTGCGATAACGTTGTTCACCTTCTTCAATTTGACGGGTATGTTGAATAACCATCTTGATAGTTGGAACACTATCGCTATAACTTGCTTTTTTACCCATTGGGTAATATGCTTCTCCTAAATTATCTTTTTTCTTCATATGATTTCTCCTAGCCATATCTGGTGCCAATTGGTCTTGATTCTTTAATTGCCAACCTTTAAATCCGTTGCGTGTTTTCCATGATTTTAAATCTTCTACAAATCCCAGCCATGTGTCATTGTATCCTATACCTGGTGTTGGTGTTTCTGGACTGTCACCTACATCATCACCATAATACAATATCAATCTACGCTCATCATCAACTGTGGCAAAAACGTCTCCGTATTCTTTACCATCCATAGTAAACTTAAATTTGAAAACGTCGGCATCGTCCTCTACTGGAGTCACTTTACCACTAGAATCTAATGGTTTTGGTGAATACTTCGATAACTTGTTGTATAATTTGCGGTTGAGTGTTTCTGTATTAATTGGCATAATGTATTTATCTAATTTCTTATCCCATTACGGCAAAGAAGGGTAATGGTGCTATCATTTCTTCGTGGTCACGTACATAGTTGTCTAACTCTAAATGATATGATCCTAATTCTTGTATAATTCTAACAGTTAATAGTGTTGCCATAATCAAGTCATCAGTATCACCTATCTTAGCGGCATAACTACCACCATGTGCTACAAACGCTTTCAATTCAGTTATAAGACTACGACTATTTATTTTCATCTTTTTGCTTTCAAGTAGCGTTTTAAATTTAGCACATGCTGTTAATTTACTTTT